CTCCACGATGCAGGTGCGGCCCAGGGCCTCTAGAGCAGTCTTGCGGCGAGCAGCGTCGGCCCGTGCGGCGACCATGTCGGGGGCCAGCCAGACCTCCTTCTGATTGACCTGCACGCTGGCCCCGGTGCTGCCCAGATCGTACACGGTGATGATCGTACCCGTGCGGGTCTTGCGCTTGGGGGCCTTCAGGATAGCGAGGGCGGTGTCAAGATGGCGGGTGTTGGACATGGTGGGCTCCGGGTTGCAGTGTGGCGTCATCTTAAGGTAGTTCTTCTAGGAACGCAAGAACTATTCTTAAAAGGGCAGGTTGCATTCGGGTTCCCAGTTCGCCAGGAGGAACTCGTAGCAGGCCCGTACGACGCGCCCCGTGCGTTGAAGTGCAAGGGGACGGACATGCGGAGGCAAGTCGAAGACACGACGGGCCTTGGCCCATGTTTTCGGAGTGGCCCGTAGCAGAATAGCCCCCTTCGGTACGTTGCAGTAGTAGAACCACTCGTAGTCACGCTGACTGCGGGTGCCGTGCCGTTGAATCGCCCTGTTCAGCTTCGCGACGCTCTCGGCTGCTCTTTCGTAGCGGGTACGGGCTTCTTCTTCTTCTTCTTCCTTGGTACGACCAGAGTAGGGATGGACGTTACGGCCGTCCGCCCGGTCGAAGCCGACTTGAGTGTGCATGACTTGGTTCCTTTGCTGCTGGCCAGCACCGCGCCGACCATGAATGAACTATAGGCGAGTTCTTCTAGGAACGCAAGAACAATCTTAGACATTCTTGTAACAAAACCCGTTGCGCGCAGAAGTTCGCACGCACTAGGTCACCGAACGTACCCCTGCTTCGGCTTGCCTTCGCCCAGGCGGACACGTTCATACTTGTCGTATTCGCAGAGGCAGTTCTGCAGGTCTTGAGCACAGATGGACTCCCAGGCCAGCCGCGTGAACCGTGCGTTGACGGCAGTCCGCAGCAGGTTGACCTCTTGCAGGAACCGGGCTTCGGAAATGCCGCTCTTCTTGGCACCGTTGCCGAGCAATCTATTGAGCCCCCGCAGGCTACCCGGGCCCGGTGCGGCCCAGGTCATCCAGTCGGGCGTCGTAGGGGGGTCCAGGCCTGCGTTCTTGGTGTTCTTGACGTCGGCCACGACTTGAGCTGCCATGAACGACCCCAGGCCCTGAAACTCCATCAGCCGTGCGTGGAAGCTCTGCAAGGTGTCTTCGTTGCGGGGCCGCACGTAGTCACGGGCTTCCCAGAGGGGCGTCAGCACGCGGTGCGCGAGGTATTCGTGCTTCGGCATCGGAACACCGTTCGTGCTCACGATGTACGCTGGCCCGAACACCTGCTGCCCTGCTGCCATGCGAGCGCCCAGGGCTTTCGTGAAAACTTGGGGTTGCCACGGGGAAACCTCGGGCAGCGCGTCGAGGGTGTCAGGCCAATTGAGCAGCCGCGCCACGGTTATCACGAACCACGAGTCGGTCTTGCCCAGGTGGCGCGGAACCCATTTCGTGCGGATGTACCGCGTGACCTTGTCGCGCTCCCGATACACGTTGCAGAACCGATAGGTCTGCAGGATGGTGTCTTGGGTCCAGGGCCACGGGTCGCCACGTTCTTTGCGCAGGCTGACGTGATGGCGTTCCACTACGAAGTCTAAGAAACGGTTCAGCTCAGCGGTCTTGATTGACATAGCCTGCTCCGGGTTCACTGCCGTCGTCATGTGTCTTGCTCGTGTCTTGTTCGTAGGACCTGCGCCTCGGGGTGCTTGTGGCTGTCCCGCTCACGGAAGGCGGCTCGGGGTAAGAATCTGCGATGAGCGCCACCAGCATGCGACGGGCATTGCGCAAGTCAATCGGGTTGAACCACGTGGACACCGTGCGAATGATGGTGTCTTCCAGGGTTGTAAGCCCGTTAGAGCTCGCGTAGTAGTCCAGGAGGTTGAACGTATCCGTACCTGACGGGGGACGCGGTGCCCGCACAAGGTCTTGGTGGGAAAGCTCAATCAGCTTCTCCAGGAAATGCAGTGCCTTCTCGGCGTCTTGCCTACCGTTCTTCTTACGATGCCGTGTCACATACTTGGTGACCTGTCCTTCAAAGTAACCCAGGCCCAGACGTTGCACGAGATCCCAGTGCTGGAACGGGGCTTGGTAGTGGTTTCCGCCGACTTGTCGTTCATTCGCGTTCATGGGTGCCTTCCGGTGTCAATGTCAACATGAATGCCCAGGCGACGAGCCGTCTGGGTTGCCCCTGATAGGATAGCGTGCATGGACTCCAGTACGTGCGGGGGCGCAATCCATGACCCCTGCCAGAGCCACGTGAGGCCAGTTTTGGCCTGCTTCATGGCATAGGCATTCCCAAGCATGACCTCCTCCAGGCACCAGAGTACAAGCTCCATTAGGTCGGCCCACTTCAGCACGCTGGCCTCGCTGGGCAGCAGGTTGAAGTCCTGATAGAGCGGCGCAGTGCCTCGCTCCAGGTCTTCCAGGGCCACGCTGATCGCAGGGCTGGCCCTCTTTACGGGGGCAGGGATGTCGCCCGTGACATACTCCGGAAGGTCGTGATGCAGCACGGCGAGGAGCAATTCCTTGCGACACTCGGGGAACACCTGCTGCACGAGCATGGCGACCCCGAAGGAATGAGCGGCGAGGTTCTGCTCGCGCTGCATCCTGCATGTGTGGTATCGCTTGATAGCGCCAGCTTCACGGAAGAGCAGGGCGGTTTCGTAGGGGGTGCTCACAGACTGGCTCTCCGCTGTTCACGGCGCCGCACCCAGGCAGAACATGCGGCGGACCAGTCTTTCGCTTTGATGTCAGAAGCTGCGCTTAGGGCACCCGTGAAGTCGCCCGCTTTATAGTTCACGTACGACTCGAGCATGGGCAGCGCGACGGTCTTGAACAAGTGCGAATGGAATGCCATGCGGGTAGGTCCTGTGAGGGCAGCGGGCAAGCTGCCGGCCTCGGCTAGATAGTTGAACAGTACCGCGTCCGCATGGGCGTCAGAAGCGTCACGGGTGTCTAGGAACAGGGGTTCGGACTTGACCCCCATGTCATCCGACAAATAGTCGTCGTAGGGGTTCGCGACGTGCCCGTGCGGTGCGTGCAGGCCGGACACATACTTCTTCCAATAGGGGTTGTCCACGTAGACGTGATACGAATCACTGACCTGCGTGTAGTAACCCATCTGCACGCCGACACGACTGGCAATGTATTCCTGCAGGAAGCTGAACTGCACCGCGTTTGCACCATAGGCGCCCCAGATCACATCGTTGGAACGGTTGAAAACTGTCATGTTGAGCTTGCCGTCGCGTATCTTGAACGCGATGGTGTCATTGCAGGGAATGTCCTTGCTGTTGACACCAAGGTCTAGGCCCGGATGCCAGATGCTGAGCACGCACTGACGCGTGTCAGGCTTTTCGCGCAACAGTTCCACGGCCCGCTCAATTTGATCAAACTCGTAGGCGTAGCGCAGCCGGTGACCATACGCACCATGGAACTCCGTGCTGTCGTCGCTGTAGTCAGTGATCCGTTGCAGGAAGAAGCGAGGGAGCTGCACCGTGCGGGCACCCGCAAGGATCCAGAGGCATTCGAAGAAGTGAAAGAAAGGGTTAGCGTCCCGCTCAGCGTCAAACAGAACTCGCTCGTCGGGGCAGCGGTATACGGTGCAAACGGGGCCCGGGACTTCCAGAGTTTCCAGGCCACGCACGGTGATCGGCCTGCCGTGCGTCTTGATCAGGTTCAGGCCCAGGGGCAGGGCCTCGTTGACGTTACGGGCAGTGATGCCGAATCCGTACATTCCGGAGGCGGATGGCAGCGTGAGTGTCATAGGGGGTTCCTTAGAGCAGGTTGCGGGGGTCGGCCTGCAGATCAAGCATCTGCAGACAACGACAGTATGCCTGGATCCATGTCATGGATTCTATTTGTAGCCCGTGCTTGCCCAGGCGCTCCGCCCACGACATCGCACTCCGCCGCTTCTTTAGCAGGTTGTCGGGATCGTAGGGTTTGACGTTGCCCTTGGTGCGCCTGCGCTTGAGCACGTTTTCCACGCACTGCTCCACGGGGGTGTCCAGGAAGATGTAGAGATGCCTGTCCACCTTGTCAGCCAGACGTTGGCAGGTCTCGACGCCTGGAGTTATCAAGCCCTCGGCGAACATGCGGGGGTCGCCCATTCCAACGTGATGATCCACGATGTCATTGATGCTGGCGTAGGGGCTGAGTCCGTCCACGCCCCCACATGCTGTCCCATACTTGCCTATGAAGACGACTCCTTCGTTCGTATGGGTGTAGGAGGCTTTCGGATTGTCGTTCAGGGTTCCTATTGCGAACGGACCACCCGCAGCAGCGAGCAGGGCACGGGCCAGGGTGGACTTCCCGCTTCCATTCGTGCCATGCACGTAGATCAGCAGGCTACCCGAAGAAGGGCTTGAGAGCGTTTTCATAGGCTCGCTTCCATGACATTGCGGTTCCGTGGCAGTCGATGACGGTTTCACCGAACTGTTCAAAGCAGTAATCGCTGAGCGTGAGCAC